CCTGCCCCTTCTCCCCTGCTCCGATGATCGTCGCACCGTCAACAAGACCACCCTTCGCCGCCCATCTTACGCTGAAGTGCGGAAGTGATCCTTTGCCGCCGATACCGAACGGGGCCTTACCACCTTCAACGCTGATATGCGGAAGCTGGATGCCGTCGAATATCTTGCCGATCTTCAGCGGGAACAGGTTTTTGATCTTATCAATGATGCCTTTCACGATGTCTTTTGCCTTCTCGATCGGGGCCTTGATCGCATCCCTGACGCGGTTGAACGTGTCGCGCACCTTGCCGATAATGACCTTCAAACCATCAATGAATGACTTGATCTTATCGATGGCACCCTTGACGATCGGGCCGATCGCATTCCAGATTGTCGTGAAGACCGCCTTGACTCTGCCGAGAACATTACTGACCACAGCAAGCACGCGCGGGAGCACGGCCGCAACAATGGACAGGATCCTGACCACGACAGGAACGACCACAGCAATGATGCTCTTAACCACAGGAACGACCGAAGAAAAAATAGACTTCATGATCGACGCGATAAAGCTTCCTATCATGCTGATGATCGGCATTAACTGTTGCATAACCGGCATTAATGCGGTCATAACAGTCGTGACGATCTCCATGATGAAGCTTGCCAGAGAACTGACAATCGGCATGACAGCCGAGATCGCATTAAACACCATCTGGATGCCGGCAGAGATCTTCTCACCGATCCCGCTCGACTGGATCATTGTTATGAACTCTTGAACCTTCGGGATGAGGTTCGCCGATATCCACGACGCCGCCTTGCCGAGTGCCGGAGCGAGTGTCGCGCCAATCTGTTCGGCGAGGTCTCCGAAAGAGTTCTTCATTTGCTGGATCTTGCCTTCAGGCGTCTGCGCCATCGCTTTGTTCATGTTACCAACATTATTCGTGATAACCTTTGCCAGCATCGCGGCGCGTTCCTGCTCGGAGCCGTACTTCAAGACTTTCTCTTCGGCATCCGTGAACGAGATACCGACACGCTTCAGAGCGCCTGTCTGTCCCTGCATGACCTTTCCCATCAGGTTAGCGATCTGTGTCGCATCCTGCTGTGTCCCGTTCAGGCCCTTCTGCTGAACCAGAAGGTTATTCATAGCAGGCAGCAGGCTGTTGACCGTCTTCGGGTATTTCGCGAATGTAGCGAGCTGTTGAGCGCCTGAGAGCATGACCTCATCCCCGACCACGCCTGACTTCTGCAGAACACCCGCATAGTCAATGGTCGCCTGCGCGGCCTTTTTGCTCACGCCCATGCGCGTCTTGTAAATTTCCGTCAGCTTCGTCTCTGCCGCGTTCTGGACTTCATAAGCGCCCATCGCCTTCTTAACACCCGCAATGATCGGGACCGCGACCGCACCAGCAATAAGCCCGGCTTTCAGGATCCCCTTGCCGAGCGTGGCCATCTTACTTCCGATACCGGTTGCAATCGTGGTTCCTGCCTTTGAACCGGCAAGCGCGGCTTCAGGAGCGATCGCCTTTGAAATTTTACCTTTTATGCCAGTAGCCGCAGGGACTATCTGGACATAAGCTGTACCGAGATTAGCCATTATTCAACCTCTTTAAAAGAGCGGTTCTGGCTCTCTCAAAATCAGTGCCAGACATGAACCCTCGCTCTTGTTTATCCTCTTGTTTATGTGTTAGTGCTTCCACGACCGACGGCGGAAGCTTGTCACCCTTCTTCGCCGTGAGAGCATATAGCAGACCCCTCACCGAATCAGCGATCGATGCAAGGATCATTGTGTCCGTTGGGAACTCCTCGCCAACTTGCTCGAGAACCACTCTCGAATCATGACGCAAACCGGCGGCAAGGATACCCAGTGTTTTAACAGGTATCTGCCGCCAGTCGTAAATCTGATAAACCTCTGCGAGATCGCAGATCAGTGCGTTCTTATGTCGTGCGAGCAGGTAGGCAAGGTTTAGGAGTTTTTTACTGAATCCTCAGGATCCTCTTCGCTCATCGCTTCGATTATCTCCTGCAGTGCATCGCCTACCGCCACGCTGGAAACGATTCCAGTCTTCTTGTCTCTGACTGTGTCGTATAGCTTCTTTTTGTTCTCAGCGCCTATCATCTTGCTGATCACATCCGGAAGCTTCAGGACATTCCCGTTGTCGACCTCTGCGAGATCCTCCAGGAGTTCCATGTCGTCGAACCGCGCGTCATCGACCGTACATCTGAAACCGTTCTGCAGTGTTATTTTCTTTTCCATTCTTCATACTCCTTTGCAATCAATTAGCTGGACGAACTCTAAGCGATGTACTCGTAATGAGTATTGCCGCTTGTATCCGGAAGCGCATTGATCGTTACTTCATAACCGATCGCCTCATCATCCTTGTAGACAATATCGCCGAGCTCGCTGATCTTGCCATCCGGGATGACGATTCTCTTCAGCTTGTTGCCGCGGAGAATCATATCAACCACCCAGACGCCTTCTTCCGGCTCTTTGCTGTTGGCAGTTACCGTGATAGCGCCGCTGGAAGAGGTGACGTTCGACGAGCCGTAAACGGCCTTCAGAACTTCCTCATTGAGCGATTCGATCAAGGTAAGCTGGAATGTATCTGACTTCGAGGTCTGAAGCGTCAGGACTGTGTCGCCGCCCCATGCTTTGACCTCATCAGACTCCGGGCTGTTGGTATTCGTCAGGCCATCCTCCGACACATAGCCCAGCTGCTTAAAGTCAGCGGCCAGTGCGGTTGTGGCATCAGTCGGAAGAGTTGTCCCGGCTACGGCGCGGTAAATAGCGCCCCCGACTTTAGGCTTACCAACAGACACATTTGCAACTGTTGACATGCGTATACCTCCTAATAGTGAGTAATGTTATAGACAGCCTGATAGCGGTATCTTTTGGCTGCCGTGTTTGTAAAGTTGTAATCCGAGACAAGCTTGACACTTCCAACATCGGCTTCTTCCACGAGGTTGTCCATGATGGCCTTCACCTCTTCGTTAAGCGCTGCGGCTCCGTAAAGAGTCGGCGCGATGGACTGGACCGCGATTGTCGCTGTATCCACCCTGTTGGCTCGTGTCGAGCCTGTCTTTTCAATGATGACGTAAGATGCAGGCTCATTCGCCGGGCGCTGCGCATAAGCGGTTACGGTCAACGAGCTTGCATTCAGATAGTCCAGTATGGTCTTCTCAATCATGCTTTAGCCTTTCCGTGTCGGCAGACCTGAACCTCCGAGCGCCTTCAGGAGCGTGTTATTCTCGTAATTGTCGTGCGCGGCTTCCGCTGACGCGGGATACGCCGTCGCGATCGGGACCACTCCGGGGACATGCACCGACGCTTCATAACCAGTGCCAGCCATCGATGCGACGGACTGAGCACCGGAAAGCAACTCGGCCTGCATCTCGCCGGAGTTCATCAGCTCCCGAAGGCCTCCAAGATCAAGATCAAAGTCAACACTATTCATATCTTTCAACCGTAACTTTCATGTTCCAGCGCAGAGGGATGTTTTCCTCAATGCCCTGTGTCGGGATCCCGAACGTGTGCCAGTTCTTACCAAAGAACGTGACAATGCGGTCCTCCCATTCGTGGTCATCGCCCTTCGGGATCGCAAGCGTGTAGACCGCTTTGCGTCCGTACAGGTTGACCGTGTCGAGAACCTCGGCAGCCGTTGAAGGGTAAACAAGAACATCCTCCACCGACTCCGAGGTCTCTGCGTAGATCGGGTCGCCGAATCCGTCCGTACCCGTCTGAACCTTGTCATGCAAAATAACTGTTATGCCATTAATCTTCGTCATCGCTGTCATCTCCGAACATCTCAAGCGTTCCATATCTCTGCCGCTTAAGGCCGAGCCGCTTCAGGTCATTGTTAAGCAGGGCTGTCGCCATGCCTCCGCCTGGTATCGCATAAGTCCCTGACCAGCTATACCCGAGCGCGGACTGTGATTCCTGACTCATCGGCTCTGTGTCGTTTGACTGACGCATAATCCGGAGAACCACATCGACTGTGACAAGCTTCACGACACTCGCATAAGTCATGGACTCTTCGAACATCGCGTCTATATCTTTGCCGACCTTAACGCCTTCTGAACGAATCAGATCAGACACAAGCGGCAAGAGCGCTTCGATGCGATTCTGCTCTGCAGCCGTGAACGACTTGCCAGTCAACGTAATGACTTCTGCTAATGTCGCAAAACTGCTCATTTTTTAGCCGCCCCCTTTTTCTTAGGCGCTACCTTTTCAGGCTTTTTCACTTCCACTTTCTTCCAGTTTCCGCTCAGTTCTGCCTGAACATCGATAACCGCGCCAGTTTTATCGTTCCGGTACAGCATTACGCCGAAGCCTTAACGCGAGCGAAGGAGTCAGCGTCGAGGATGCCCCATCCGATAAACGCTTCTGCACGAAGGACGACTTCGTTTGTACGCTTCAGATCGCCCTGGCCATCCGGATCGCCGTACTCGATAACCTCGAGCGGGATGTTCTTCGCATAGCCCCAGCGGAAAGCGTTCTGGAAGTCACCGACGATAACGTGATCTGTCTGAGATCCGGAAGCGGTTCCTGTGACAGAGACGGTGTCGTTGACATCAGAGCCCATGCCGTAGAATGCATCCGGGTTTCCGCCGAATCTGAACTCCGGATACTGAGCAACGCCGTTAACCTTGATCGCGGCCATTGCAGAACCGGCTGTCGGGGAAAGTGCGATTCCGTTGACGGTACGTCCGTCAGCGATAACAGCCTGGATGGCTGCGTCGATGTTAGCGTCGATACTAGCAGCGGCATAAGTAACCACATTGCCGGTTACAAGGCCGTCAAAGCTGTTCGTCGCCTGGAAAGAAGCGGCGCTCCTGTCATACGGGTTGAGACCATGCATAGCAGCGATATCAAGACCACGAGCAATCTTCTTCGCAAAGCCATCAGCAAACGCCTGCAGATAGTTCAGGCGGGCTTCTGCGCTGTAAACGAACTCATTTGATACTCTGTGCTGATACACAAACTTGACCGGGCGGATTGTGACCGGTGTGACAGCAGCATCGCCGGCGGGCTTGTTTCCGCCCTCACCAACGATGGCAGCCTCTCCGCCAGCGGAGAACGTGAAGACGGTCTGTCCGTTGAACGGGATCGGCTTTTCAGCAGACAGCTTCGCGAGCGCGGAGTGTCCCTGTACTTTGTTAAACATTTCAGAAGCAAGTTCAGCCGGGAAGTTTGTTCCCGCAGTTGTTCTTGTAGCCATTATTAACCTCCTAATTGAGCGGCAAGCTTTTTAAGTGCCGCGTCCTTTGAATCTGTCGTAATTACTGGATCGTTCGTCCCTATCGGGGCAGCAGGCGTCTGCGCGCCCATAAGCTTGACCATCATCTCGGCGTCGGCTCTGATCTCTTCCTCTGTCGTGCCGGTTAACCGTTCCGCCATCTTGTACGGAAGCCCTGCTTCAAGTGCAATGCGCGTTTTTAGCGAGGACGACTCGAAGTTCTGCACTTTAGCAGTCAGAGCATCGACCTCGGCCTGACGGCCTTTCATCGTCTCGTCCTGCTTCTTAAGCTGCTCCTGCAGGTCAGCAAGCTGTTTCGCGTAAGCGTCATTCTGCTTCTTAACATCGTCATAATCGCTATACTTCTCAGCGGCCTTCTGTTCTGCTCGACTGATTCGCTCGCCGATGATTGCGTTCAACTGCTCCTGCGTTTCAATAGGTGTGAAATCTGACATAGTGTTACCTCCTGTTCCCTGCTTGACCGGGCAGTGTCCGTGACTGTACTAAAAAAGCGAAGCCGAAGCTCCGCCGATTAGTAACTAACTGTTTGTTTCCTTTTTTCCTTACACTCTGACGCAAGCCAGAACGCCAAGATCATACTGTCGAGGATTGAAATGTCAGCGCCCTGAAGCTGTGACTGATACCCGAAACCACCATTACTGCCGATCCTGCGCTTCTCGCAGTGCCCGACGACCTGCGTGACCGCTGGCTGATCCATGTGAACGAGGTTTCCTGATGCTATGCCCTGTTCAAACAATGCATTCGCCGTGACGATCTCCGCGACCTTCGGGATGATCGGTTTTTTCAGTCTCGCCGCCTTCATAGCGTCCGCGAGGATCTGCGAGCCATTCGCTCCGTCAATGACCACCTTCGCAACATCGGCCTTGTCGATAAAGTTGACAATCCATGCCACGCCTGATCTGGATGGCTGACAGTCAATCGCTTCGGTAAAAACCTTGCCGTCTCGCGTTTTGACCGCGATCGACATTGACACATTCGCGCCATCATGCCCGAACTTAACGCCGACATATAATTTGCCGGTTAGCTTCGGGAGCTCTTCGACATTCAGAGCCTCCCATTCCCTCGGAGAGATCGCTGACTTCTGGTTATACTTCAACCACAGCCCCAAGCGCTGGATGTTAAAGTCGATCTCATCATCGCCGATCTCCGATCGGATGGTCCGCTCCTGCAGGATGTACCCGAGCGACGGGTTCGTCTTGTACCACGCATCGGTATCATGCGGATCAGTCATTTCGGTGACTGACCACTCAGCCCAGCCGGACTCGAAAGCATCGCCCTTCAGCACTCGATCGCGGTACTTCGGGAATACAGTCCCCGCGCTGATCGCAGTCGGTGGTGTGCCGAGCATGATCGTCTGCGGGTTTGTGGAATCAGTGACAACGTACTTCAATGCCGTCTCCTGCTCCGGTGTGTACTCCTGAGCCTCGTCGATAACTAAGAGGTCGTAGCCCTCACCAAGCCCTCCAGTGGATGTTCGCGTTCTGAACTCAATAGCACCATCATTCGCTACATACAAATGCTCCTTTCCGAATGCTCTGAAGCTGGACTCGATCTCGATACTGGCCTTCGCGCAGAGTCTCGATAAACGCTCCCAGACCGCGTGAGAGGTCGAAGCGCGGTGCGCGGTATAAAGTATCCGCTCGCCGTTCTTTAACCCCCACAGACAGCGCATGAGCACGTCTTCGGACTTCCCGTTCCGGCGCGGGACCGCATATCCGAACTTCTGATGGATCCACACGCCCTCATCATTGACGGCCATGAGATCATAGAGAAGTGCGGTCTGCCATTCAAGCGCCGATCGCTCAGTCGCATCGTAAATCTCGACAGCTTCCTGTCCTAATGTCTTCGTGTAAGGCAGGATCACGGACACGGTCGGGCTTTGATTGCCCTTGCGTGCTTCCATCGTGATACCTCCTGCTTGATGTATGAAAAAAGCACGACGCTATGCCGTGCCATTTCATCATAATCCGTAGTTTTTGCGCTGATTCAGCGCTTCCTCCGACGACTCGTACCACTTACCCTTTGACGCCTGGTATGTCGTGTCGCCGCGATCGTTCGTGTAGGTGATCAGGCATTCGCATCCCGGATGTCGCTCGAAGACGCCCATCTCGTAGGCTTCCTGATACGGTATCTCCGAACATTCCCGATCAAGACACCACTGACAAGGATCCTTGCGGTTATGGACGCCAACATCGTCATACTTTCGGGAGACGAGTACGTTCAGACCAGCATTGCTTCTGGACTCCGCCGTCATCCGCATCGATTCGTCGACCGCGTGCATGGAGAAGTTCATGATCTGACCCTTCATAACATCCGGCGAACTAGCAACCACGGCCTCCGCAAGTCCTGCTGCCCTCTCCGCATCAAACGGAGCGGTCAACGGCTTCAAGCCGATCTTCGCCTTCTCGTCAAGCTTTGTCTGGAGCCTTGTCACGTATGAAGTAACATACTCATGGTTCGTCTTGAGCGCTTCAGGGATAACAGCAAGCGCATCCTCAAGCGCGATCTCTTCTCCCATGTTCGCGATGACCACATCAGCTAATTCACTTCCGCTCAACTTCGCAAACTCCAGAGCGTCAGCCTGTTTCGCCTTGCCCTTCTGGAGCAGTCCATATAACTGATTGATATTAGTATCGGCGTTTATGTACTGCGTATAGTCTGCATTAATTTGTTTTAATACTCTCGCTCTGTCCATATCAGATACCAGTCAGATCCTTGATCTTTTCTTCGTCAATGTATCCTGGGATTCCCTGATTGATCTTGATCACGCCATCACCGATATTCGTGAGCATGGCCGCATCCGGCTCGAAAATCGGATCCCACTTCAAAACCGTCTCGGATACCTGGCGTCTCATGTACGGGTACTTATCGCGGACGCATGCTGCGAGATAACCAGCATTAAGCAAGCCGGTACCGAAACACGACTGCGCTTTTCTGGCGGTCAGACGCAGCGTCTCGTGGCTGGCCTTGATCGCTTCAGCGCTCGACGGGTTCACGCTCGGGAAGCCGAGATCGTCAAGAGTCAGCCCTGTCTCTCCGGCGAACAGCCCTGCGAACATCCGCAATTGATCAACGTGCGGCGTCATGCTCTGCTGCTGGAACTGACCGACCACAGGATGATCTCCGTCATCGTCCTTGTCGATCCGGAACATCGACGACATCGACATACGCCATTTATCCATCTGCTCCGCGTCAGGGTCCATGCCGAGAATGTACTTCTGCGGGAATGAATAGAACTCGGATGCGATCTCCGACCTTTTCGCTGTACGAATAGCCGAGTCCACAATCGACATGCAAGCGCGGCTGATCCGTGAGTGACCGAACGGCCTGACCGCATCAGGGCGGTTGATGATCGGAACCAGCAGAGGATATGGCGCGGAGTTTTTGACCGAATTAATCAGACGTCCACGCTGATATATCACGGTCTCTCCGGCCATGAAATGCGCCTCCGTGATCGCGTTGTCATAATCATCATATTCGAGCACCGCATAGCCCTCTTTGAGCATGTTCGTGATCGGATCAATGATTCCTGTTGCGTGTGATCCGTCGATCGTGCGGAGTGCCGGGAATCCGTCCTCGTCAGTCGTAATGTAGATGAAGTCGCATGAACTGATCAGAGCGCCGAGGATCGCGCTGTCAATCAGCACGTCCTTGTTGTTCATGTTAAAGATCCCGTTCATGTCGAAGACATCGTTGTCGAACTCTCGGAAGACCAGACGATCTGCCAGAGTATCAACGGCCTTACCGCACCAGCCGAGCGCGCCCATCCAGAACCGCAGATCAGGCGGGGTGCTGATCCCGAAATCTTGGACAATGTTCTTCATGTCATAATAATCGTAGCGTAAGCCGACGCGCGTTTTCTTCAACGTCAGCTTGTTTCTTAAGTAGTCAATTCCTTTGTAATCAGGCATTTTATGCTCCTGTTCTCTGTGTACCTATGTACCGCCAAATATAGCCGCCATAGCTCCGACATTCACCTCTTGCGCAGTTCTGTATCTGCTTCATCTTTAGTCCAGTTTTTCTCGAAGCGTCTGCCGTGGACTCATATGTGTTTATAAGTTGACCAGATTTAGTATATTGCGCTGTTTCCTTCTTTCTTTTGACAGGTTCTTTTTTGTACTTATACGCATCTTCCGGAATTAATTCAGCTACATTATCTGGAAGCTCGTCTGCCTTCTTACAATTACATCCAAAGTGAGCAAGCCTCACATTATCCCATGAATGAAGGCCGCCTCTTGAAATTGGAATTATATGTTCAATCGTTGGATATTTCGGCCCAACATGACCATATTGTTTGTCATCCCAATCACATTTTTTGCCGCACAAGTAACAAACACCTGAATCTCTTTTATATAAAGCTTCTAGCGTAATATCCTTGTCTACGATCTGTTCTTTCGGAATGCGCTTGTCCCTATGAGCGTTTTGTAATTTGCGGCCACACTCCTTACTACATGTCTTCTGTGACGGATTGTACGTCTCAAATGGTTTACCACACACGCAACAGATACCGTGTATCTTCTTGGCTTCCTTTTCTTTCTGTTTTTGTTCGACACTCTCCTCACGTTCTTGCTGTTTCTTTTTCTCAACTTGCTCAAAATGCTTCTTACGGTTTTCTTCAGAACCGTATTTACGCCTTATGTAATAATCATGCCGGTTCCTGTTCCTGCTTCTAAGATTGTCTCGTTTTCTCTTATTAATCGCACTACATTCTTTCGAGCATGTAATTGCTTGAGGAAAAGGTGTTTCAAACTCCTTGCCACAAATAACACATTTTCGTTTGTAAATCACAGTGCCTCGTATCTTCCGCCAACGGTCTCTATCATAATGCGGATGCTTCTCCCTGAACCGTTCAGCGACTTCCGGATGATCTGCATGATACTGCTTACTATAGCCAGGATGTTCGGCATGCCACTTTGCTATCCTTCTGCGAGCAGCTTCAGCCCTGCATTCATCAGAGCAATACAGGCTTTTGCCGTTGCATTTTATATATGTTTTTCCGCAAATTTTACATGTTGCTTTTATCTTCATTCTTCTCTCCTGCTCAAACAAAACAGACAGCGTGTCTTTCCGTGCA